GGTTAATCCGTTCTTGGTCGCCCGTCTTTTGAGCGGCAGCACGCAGCAAGGCGTATTCCTTTTGGATGTCATTTCTTTGTTCCTCAAAGGTTCTGTAAGAGGAAAGTATCTTTTGCTGTACTTCTTCCTGTAACTTTTCATCTTCTTCTGAAACAAACAAAGTGGCTTCCGCTTTTTCGTCAGCACCCACAAGCCCGGAGCTTCCATTAGCCAGCTTCTCTTTTACATCGGCTATGGCTTCCAACTTCTCGGCAAGTGTTTGGGCTTGCTGAATGGTCTTAGATACAGATTCCTTGAAAGAATCCATAGCGGACTTTGCCCCCGTGATTTCATTGTATTGCATATTAAGGGAAATAAGTTGGTTACTTTCTCCCTCTGTGAGTGTTCCGGCTTGTTGTTTATCCTTTAGAGCCTTGATTTCATTTTCCACATACTCCTTGTACGATTTACCACCTTTTAGGAGCGTGGCAAATTGGGTATTGGCTACATCTTCGCCCATGTTACGCACCCAACGGAAATATAAGGCATATTGCTGTTTCTTGTACTCTATTTCACCGTCAAAGAGTTTGTTTTGGGCTTTGTCATATTTCTTGTTTTCGAGTGTTCGCCTTTCATCGAAGCCGTCCTTTTCAGACTTGGATAAGCCACCTTTTCCGGCATCCTTACGGGCTTTAGCCAAAGCCTTTTCCTCTTTGTCTATATTATCCAATGCCTCCTTGTGTTGGAGCGCAAGGGTGCGCTTGCGTTTTTCGTAGCCCTCTTCCAATACTGCAATACGGTCAGCCTCCAATTTACGGTCAGCTTCAAGTTGCCTTTCACGTAGTTGTTTGGCGGCACTATCCGCTTTATCCCCCGTGGTATGCTTGGGTAAACGGGCTTCCAACTTCTTTATTTGCGTATCATAACTCTTATAGTCAGAGCCACCGATAATGGCAGCTTCACGCAATTCTTTAAGCTGCTTGATACGGTCTGATATTCCCTTTTCCGTGTTAAGACTTGTTGTCTTGGTGTTTACAGCACCATTCAATTTATCCAACAAATCTTTCAACTCTTTCAGTTGGGTATTATCGGCTTCCACCTTTACCTTTTTGGCATTGAGGGTATCAATGCTTTTCTGAGTTTCACCTATTTTCTTATCCAGCTCGTTAAACGACATAGCTACATAGTCGGTACTCTCTGTTACCGAAGTCGTATCTTTTTTGCCATAGAATTTTTCAAGTTGCTTATCTACCTTGCCTATGGTTTCATCTGCCTTTTTTGCTGATTGTGCGACACTTTCAAGATAAGTTTTTATATTCTCCTTGAAAGCATCCATTTCTTTACCTGTAGCCCCAGTGGACTTTTGTACGGCAGAAACAATGCTATCCAATGAGTTGTTGAACGCATCGGTATAGGCTTGACCTGTAAGCCCTTTCAATTGGTTTGCGGATTCTACCGCCATAGATTCTACCGCATCCCATACAGCCCCCGAAGCTCCACGAATAGAACTTGAAGCCACATCAACAACCTTATTCATCATCACGGTTACGCCCTCCGGGGTGGTTTCCATAACTTCTTGAATTTCTTTGTAGGTTGCATCTTCGGCATTCTCTTTCAGCTTATCAAGTGCCTCCGTTTGGCTTTGTACCAGTTCTTGCATAGCTTGTTCGGTATATTTAGCCTTGATTTTTTCAGCTGTAGTTTGCTGAATGGCTGTAGTCAATTCCTCATATTTAAGACGCTGTAAATCAAGTGTAGCGTTTTCATCAAGCAATGTTTTATTATATTGTTTACATACGGCATTGATTTTTTCAATCGTATTTTTATGTGTTTGAGTTCCTTTCTCCGTATTTTGCAATACGGCAAAAAGTAAATTCAAATCGTCAATCTCTTTTTTCGTGGTATCTTGAAATTCACCCGTTGCCGTGGTTGCTTCTTTTTGTTTGCCCGTAAAAAGAGTAATTACACTGACTAATGCACCTATCAATCCCAGTACCCAGCCGATAGGATTGCTCATCATGGAAGCCCAAAGAGCTTTCACCGCTACCGTTGCTTTTGTTGTGATTGCAGTCAGTACGGAAGTTACAACCCCTTGTGTTGTCTTTGCCGTAGTATCTGCCACGGAAGCGGCTGTGGATTGCTTGGTGGCTGTAGCTTCAAGTAGTTTTTTCTTTGCGTAAAAATCGGATTGGGTGGCTAAAGCCGTCTTTCGTGCGATAGCTGCGTTATCCTCCGCTGCCTCCATCTTCTTAGTGGCAATGGCTATCTTTTCAGCATTCCCGGTCTGTTGTGCCCTGTACACTTCCAAATAAGCACGTTCTACAGCCGCCTTTGCCGCCAGTGCATCAGCCCGTGCCGATTCCATCTTTACGGCTGCTGCCTTGACATCGGTACGCATGGCATTTAAGGTAGCCGCACTGTTTTGTGTCTTAATGGCAACCTCATTTTCCAAAGCGGCACGATACACGGCACTTTTAGCCGACAAATCCAGCTTGCTTAGGGCTTGCTTTTGTTCAACGGTAAGAACACTCAGAGCCACCGCCTCATAATTGGCAGAAGAAGCCGTTAGATTCAAATTGGAAAGATATTCCGCTTGTTGGACGGTAAGCATTTGTTGAATGGCGGCAATGCGTAACTGCTTTACCATGTTGGCGTGTTCCTCTACCGTCAGTTGTGCTTGCAATGCTGCGACATGGCTGTTTTGGGCTGCAATCATCGCTTTTGTCTGAGTTGCCACCTGCCTAGTAGCAACGGCTTCCAACTTCATTAAGGAAATCTTAGCTTGCCGTGCCGTGTTATCCAAAAGGGCAACGCCCGTATATCCCTTTGTGGCTAATGTATTCAGCACAATAGCAGCTTTCATACTTCCATAGCCTATAACAACAGCTTTTAGAATACGCAAAATATCATCCAAATGCTCTGCCATGTAGGTAGCACTTCCAATAGCTCCGGCAAATATATCTTGATTGGCTTCCCCCAAAGCGTTAAGGGAACTTTCCCACGCATCACCCATATTGGAAATCATACCCGTGAGGGACTTGCTTTGCTCCTGCATGAGGTTAAAATAAAGCCCGGATTTATTCGTCATGTTTTGGAAAGCCTTTTCTATTTCAGCAAAGCCCACCTTGCCCTCTGTTACAAGGTTTGAAACCTCATCTTTGGTTACACCAAGCACCTTAGCCAGTTCCTCATAGATAGGAATACCACGCCCAGCAAATTGCCGAATATCCATCAAATAAGCCCTTCCTTGTGT